TCGAAGTTCTCAACTGTTATGTCACGCTTATAGCCGATGGTATATGAATTATCGCGGTCTATAACGTATGCATATTTACAGTATGTGGTTGGTGTTGGTGTTGCGTTCCTGCTGAATCGAACTGCTTTCATACCGAATAGAGTACCTAAGAAACCTGTTTTTATCATTTCTGTGTTTCCGGCTTTGTCGGCCTCTACAAACGTATCGATGTTTCTAACGTCCTGTAGAACCTCGTCACCCAGTAAGATATCAGTTGGTGTATAGTCGTATCGTTCAAGATAGTTCATGGCTTCAGCGATATTTGCTATTGTTATTGCTGCACCGCCTGTAACTGCGTTTGTGGTAGAGTTTAGAGCTGTTATAATCAGTTCTGTCTCCTTTTCTGCCATTCTTTTACCTGCGTACATGATATGTCTCTTGAACAGATCAAACTGACTGTCTTCTACCATTTCTCGTGTGATTCTGATAGCCACACCGTATTTAACTGGTGTAAGTTCTCTGTTCTCTACGCCAAATCCGTCTAGTGGTATTTCTGCGCCTTCACCGACTTTTCTAACGTCCATTGAATCTGCTGTTATCTGGTTTACATTCCAACTAGACCCGTAGTTTTTAGTCTGTGATGCAGTGTAATAGATAGCGCATAGTTCTTTCGGTATCAGATGTTTATCTGCTTCGTCACGAAGTATCGGCATAATAAGTTTCGGTATAAGTAAAGTACCTGCTACGCCGTTGTCTCGTGTTATATATTCCTTGATTCTGCTAAATGCCATTTAATTCACCCCTATAAGTTCAACGAGACCAAACAATAGTCTTCGCTGCCCGCGTTAGTCAGTGCTCTGCCGATGATACCGATGTATCCAGAACCAACTGCTGTGGTTGCCAGTCCAAGTACTGCGTCCGGTAGTGTAAGGTTTGTAGCCAACATACCACCTGAAATTGCGCCGCCTGCTTTTACCAGGAAATCGCCTCTTCTGGCAATTGTTACAAGCCCTTCTGAACCTGCGTTAGTCAGTGCCATACCGTTACACATGCCCCATTTATCGCATAGTGCAATTTCCAAATCTCCGTCTGCAAAGCTAGCTGCTTGTGAGCCTACTTGTGCGGTTGAATCTGCGCCTGAAACATAAACAAACTGACCGCCTGAAATTGTCTCTCTAGCTTTACCTGTAAATGTTCTAGGGTTATCACCGTCAAACAAACAGACTGCTCCTAATGGATTTCCTACTGCCATATTTATCGCCTCTCAATTGTTAGAGCGCCGCCACGTAAGCTTCCAGGACTTTCGATTAATGTATGTATACCTGAATCTTTTTCTTCTGGTGCGTCGTCTTCGTCTTCAGCATCTTCTTTTTCGGCTTCAGCTTTAGCGTCCGCTTCTTTTTGAGCTTTCTCTTTTGCTGCCTTTAAGTCTGCTTCTTCTTTTTCTTTAGCTTCTTTAGCTAGTTTTTCAGCTTCAGCTTTTTCTGCTGATTCTTTTTTATCTTTTGCTTCCTTTTCAATCGCAGCTAATTTAGCTTTTTCAGATTCTTCTTTCTTTCTGGTTTCGTCTGCTTTAGCTAATGCTTCTGCGACTGCTTTAGCAACTGTGGCGGTTAGTTCCTCTTTTGTTACCGTTTCAGGTGCTTCTTCGTCAACTTGTTCGTTTTTCTTAATAGTTCCCACCTTTTTTTCTGTTGTGTCTGTAGTTAATTTATATGCTTCACTCAAAGCCAAACCGAATGTAGCACCTTCATCTGCACCTACAGCGACTAAACTTAACTCTTTGAAGGTTATACCTCGCGCAATATAAGACCCGTCCTCATCTTCCTCTATGCGTTCAACAATTGCACCGACGGATACACTGTCTAATCTACCGTCTTTTATCATTTCCTGCATGGTTTTATCGATTACTTTAGCGCGGAATTCTACCTTTTTGTTAGTGTATTTACCTTCTTTTACACGGCCCATGATAGAATCAACGTCATTATTATGGTTCTTTAGTAACGGAACGCCAGTAAGAGTATTTGCAGATGCTTTTAGTTCATCTTCCAGATATTTGTTGTTGTTTGAAGTTGTAGTTGCGTTAATAGCCACACCTTCAATGATGAACTCTTTTTCTAGTTCTCCTTCCGGATTATCCATCTCTTTTATAGGTACTTGAAAATTAAATTTCATCATTTCTTACGACCTCCTCGTTTGCTATTTCCTTTACATGGCATTATAACATCCCTCCAAAAATACTAATCATACCGCATATTAGTACGAACAGCCCGCCGATTGCTTTAGTATGCCAGCTTACTGTTCCGTTTGTCTTGATTACCTGATGCTCCACATTGACTAATTTTTGATATATATCGTAATTTGTTATCTTCTTGGTCATGAATATATTATCCGGTGAGCCATCAGTTCCGTCCATGTCAGTCTAACCTCGCATATTTGTTTAGCGGTACTCTTTTGATTATGTTACTATCTTCACCGACTTCGTTCAGGTTGAGTTCCATATTAGGGTTCAACATCCGTTCTCTGGACGGTGTTATATATTCTGACTCTTTGGATATTGCAGTATCTCCTTTCATTGCATATACAATATCACCTGAATGAGGGGCCATTACTACACTCTGGCGCGTTTCAGGGTCTATCCTGCATCCTCTACGCTTCAAGCCTAATATCTGTCTGTCGAATGTCATTTTCTGCTCGCTCTCCTAGATAGAACAGGAACGGATCGAATCTATAGCCTGTCCGGTGATTTATACTCTCAGCAGCTTTCATTATGTCTCTTAGTTCCATCATGAACTGCTTTATCTCGTTATCGTGTCTGTTTGGCATAATATCATTCTTCCAATAGTATATTCTCTTTTAGTTTCTTGACTTTCTCGGTTACTCTGATTAAGCATTGCGGACATACCCACATTCCGTTCATTCTTGCTATCGCTTCATTACCGCATCTGTCGTAATTATGACATAAGGGCTTGTTTAATATTTTCATTTATAATTCTCCATTATTTCACTATTGATAAAAGACTGCACCTGCATTTCGGGTGAGCGGGGGGTGGGTTTACTGTATTTATATCGAATACCTGCCCGTGTAATGCGTTACATATATCGCATGTCCGTTCAGATAATGCCGCTAGCCATTCAACTTTTTTAACGCCTACTCCTTTGTATGTGTCTATTAGTCCTAGATTGGCTAGTCGTACTGTTTCTGTTCGTGCGATTATGTCCGGTCTGCGTTCTTTTTTCAAGATTACTTTCCCGTCTAGTTTTACGTCTTTTAGTTCTAGTTGCTTGATTTCCGATCTGATTTCTACGATTGTCTTGTTCTCTTTGAACCCTACCTCGAAAATATCTCTTAAGCTTTCTATTTTTGCAGATGATAGTTTACCGTCTGCAATGTCAGATGGATTATAAGCAGCTAGAAACTCGAATTTATCTATCTTTAATTTCTTTAATATGTTTTTCAGATAATCAGAATACTTCAATTCATTAGTCTCTATGAGGTTAGTGAATTCCTGTAATGACATTTTACTGGTTTGGATTAGGTCTTGTTCTGACATATGATTATGAATTTCAAGTGTGTGTTTCTCTTCTGGTTCGTCTGGCTCTTCATCTTCCGGCTCGTCTGGTTCTGTGTCATTATCTTGACCAGGTGGTGTCTGGCCTGGTCTGGCGGCTTTGTCTTCGTCTGTCTCTTTTTCAGGTTCTGATAGATATTTATGCGCGTCTTCAAGGTCGAGTAATTTAGCTATCTCAATTTCTGCCATTCTACGTAACGGTTCGGATGTGTTCATGCACTCTATAAGTTTAGTCAGTCTGTCTATTCTGTTGTTTATCTCTTCTTCGCCTGGTAAGTTCCAGTTAAATTCAACTTCGCCTTTACTACCGTGTGATTCCAGTAATGGCTTGAATATCTGCTCTTCGATTATGCTTTCTATCTCTTCCTGGATTGCCGATATACCTCTCTGGAAGCTTTCTAATTGTACTTTTGCTAATCCTTCCGGTATATTACCAGAACCCATTAGAACTATCGGAATTTCAAAACCATACGCGAACATTAACATATCGTGGTTTAGCGTATCTGTTAGGTTTTTACCGATATCGCCAAAGTCTAATACGTTCATCTTGACGTTAGAATCCGTGACCCATTCTGTTCTGTTGTTCATTACCTGTAGACTTACTTTTACATCGTCTATATATTCTGCGTTTACTGATTCGCCTTCACGTCCTACAGCTACATGTATGGGTGCGCCTGCCTTTCTGCTGATTAGTTTATGCAGTTCCTGCTCGTTCAGGACCATATTCTCTATTACTCGTTCATTAGGCCATATAATACCCAGTCCGTATGGTTCGCCTGCTATCGGGTTAATTTTCAGATGCGCTATTTTATTAGGAGTTATTGTTTTTAGTTTAGAACTTTTTGACGAATATATTTTTAGGTTGCCTACCCATTGTTTGTATTCTAGTACTTTTCCTTTCTTATTGCGCTTGACGTACATATCGTTTGCGTTTAGGACTTGAAGTCCTTTATCATCTATATCCAGTTCCATGAATCCATTTCCTTTTTTCAGCCCCTCTTTTATCCAGTCTCTTATAACAGATGTGAATTTAGTTCTTTTGGTGAACTCAGTTATAATTAACTCGTCAGATTTAGACTTGGTTTTAACTGAAAATTCACCTACAATAGAATTAGTGATTTTATTTATAGAACTTGATACAATACCTACCGATTTACATATTTTGTCCATGTCCTCGAATGTAAACGGATGTTCAGCGCCTAAATCTTTCGGGAATGTTATCGGCGTGTCTTGTACTTCGCCCTTGAATGTTTCTTTAAGTTCGTTTTTAGTAGAAATGTAGCCTATTCTTCCGTCTGGTTTAAGTTTGTTTGAAGTTATAACTATTCCAGGCAGTTTAAGTTCCATGACCTATAGTTTATACTAGATAGTACTTATTATTTGGACTTTTAGTTTTAGGGGTATTTATATTTTGATTCATATTATCAAACCTTTTCGTTTATGATTATAATGCGCTTCATCGTCTTTCGGCTCTGCGCATATATCCCAGAATGTCTGACTATGTGATTCGTTCCATGTATCCATCACCATCATTATAGACGTTGTAGCGCAACTGTTATCTATCTGGGTCTTTAATGGCACTTCATAAGCGTAACCGGGTTGGATTAATAATAAAAACGCTATAATCATAATATAAAGTTTAATTCTGTTCATCTTCTCACCATTCCTTTTAGTTTCGGTCTGGGTATTTTAGGCTTCAGGTCTGCTATCTCTTTTGCTTAATTGTATGTTCAGTGACTTACCGTATAGGCATGACTCTGTTTTTCTCTGGTCTCAACAAGCTATCATTAG